CGTTTTGCGAAGAAACGCGCTCCAATTTTACCAATTAATCCCCATGGCAGCCTAAGTGGCATTTTAGGGGAGAAGGTGCCGCATCTGCAGATAATCCGAATAAGAGATGCGCACCGGGGAGTTGGGATGGTCGCGAGTGTCCGAGGAGTCGGACAAACACTTAACCGAGACAAAATAGTCAACGGGGTGGACGGAGTGGTCGATGAAAACCGCTTGCACCCAGAGGGGGCGAGCACAGTGAGCGCAACGCCCATGGCGCTCCGGGAGAGCGATCACAAGTCCAGGCATGATGGTCGTAAAGACCCGGTCTTAAAAGTTCACCACGTTCGGATTCACTTGAGCGTAGCTAAGCGTGATCGTAGTCGCCGCCATCGCTAAGGTCATGGTGGAGGACGAGCTGTTAACACTGACGTTCCATGTTGCCATGGCGGTGGAACCGCTCGACACATTCGTGAACACCGGGGCGTCAAACGCTGCGCCCGCAGATAGCGTCGCGGACGGGGGCGCGAGGCCGGTGCCAGTCGCGTAGTACGTAACAATGTACTTCCCGATCATAGGGAAGGTCAGCACGTTAGCAGCGGCCGTCACGGAACCGGGACCGGCAGACACGGGGGCGGTACCAAGCAAATTGGATGCGGAGATAACGCCACCGTTGCCGGTGATTTGCTGCGTGGAATTAACAACCACGGGAACCGCGATAGGTCCGAAGAAGCGGATCTGATACTTCATACGGATGGTTAAGTTAACAGCGGTGGTCCCGGGAGATCCATCGGCAACAATGACGAAAAGTCCGTTGTTGCATTCCGAAGGATCGGTGTCCAGCAGCGGTTTGCGAGGATTGTAGGATTGTTTCCAAGAAGCGACAACCCGGCCCACACGGTTGGAGTCAAGTTGTAACTTATAAGATTCCTGGGGATGGTCACAAGTCTCGGCAAGGTTGAGGAGATTGCGCGCATTGGTAGGCAAGCGCGCGGGGTCTCCATTGGGAACATGGCGCAGGATGACATAATCCTGACTGAACGAATTGCCGGTGGTCTCGACCTCGAGGGTCATGGTACCGTGCCATGAGTCGAACTGAGTAGCAGCCGCGGCCAAGCGCGGGCTGACAGTCGGGTTCACAGGCGCGGTCCAGAGCAAGGTTCCGGGGGTCACGGTAGTGGGCACCGTGATCTGGGCAATTCGCTCAGTGCCCTGGAAATAGCACTGGGTCTGAGTGCGGGGTTGCGTGTTCGGGCGAGCGACCGCGTTCGGGCCGGCACGACGAGCGCGCCTCATGCGAGGGGTGCGCTTGCCTTGAGGTCGCGCCGGTTTTGGGGTGTTATTGTTTGTAGCGCGTCGGCGCTGTCGTCGTTGGCGGGTCATTTTGAATCGTAAATAAGGATAAGACCCCCTAGACGAGGCGGTTAGCGCCCCTTGCACGCGTTTGCGGAAAGACTTCCGCGCGGACGGGCGGATGCTGCCGATCGCCACATAAGTAGGGCGGGCAGGTCCGGAAACGCGCACTTGGAAGCGCTCTTTCTGGATCAAGGTCGAGAAAGGCACTTCACCACGAGCGAAGCTGAGCAGGAAGCTGAGAAGAAGGTCGAAATGGTGGTCCGTTCGGGTCGAATGGTCGTAATGGATCGCGTTGACGCGGCACATGTTGTAGCCTGCGTCTTGGTCGACGTTCTTAAAAGTGGCACCAATCGCTTCCTGATAGTTCTTAAAATCGGTTTCGCTAGTGTAGCAACGGGACAGAACTTTGGCGGCGAGGCGAGGCATGTCGAAAGCGACACCATGTTCAGTGACAATGAACGAAACAAACTGGCCGCTACTGCCAGGCTTGAACTGAAAACCGCATTTGTCAGTG